TTTAATCAGGTCTAATGCTTGCTTGTGATCAGATTGCTTACCTGATTGACTCCAAGTCGCAAACCATTCACGGTCACGTCGCATCGCTGCGTCGTAACCATTACTTGCTAGATCTTCTTCTAGAAGCGAAATACTTGCGGCTTGATGTGGCAAGCCTTTGTAGTACCTAAAAAGCTGTTCGAGTGAGATTGCCTTACTGTTCGTCATTGCTCCAAGGTGATTTTATGTGTAGGTCGTCTATCCGCTTAGGTGGTGGCATTGCTGGTGGCTGCGACTTATGCCAGCGTTCAACCTCAGCGTCAATCCGAGGCTTTAGTGTTGCCTCGAATTTGCGACGTTGAATCTCGCGCTTCAATCCTTCAAAAGGTGATCGCGTCGAAAATCTAAAAAGCCACCTCCCATCCGCAGGGATCAGTCCTTTTTTGCTTTTAAAGAGCGCAAGACAGTAAACAAGAGCTGTACAAGCGAGTTGTCTTTGAGCTTACTCATCCCGATCAGCTCACTAGCTGCTGCTACCACGATCCAAAAGGCTGGATGCGCCAAAACTTCTTCGATGCCCATTTGAATGCCGTTGATTCTTAGTCGATTCTAGCCTTAGTGGTTTCTAAAACAGTTAGTCGGTTGCCATGATCATTCAGCCGTTCGTAAATTTCACGGCGATCAGCATTAGCTTGAACTTTTTCTGCCTTCATGTCCTGATGCAAGTCTTCAAGCTTAGTTGCAATAGATTCAACGCCAGCGGTGAGGCGAATAACCGCTTCACGGCTTTCGCTGGTTCGCCTAGTAAACCCAGAGACACTCATCCCAGCTATGCCAATAGAAGCCCCTAGGATTGCTGCGTAAATTTCAATCACGTCTTAGGCGCTCCTTCCCTGTTATTTTAGTGGGTCTGGCTTGCCACTTAATATTGCAACTGCACGTTTGTAAAACATGCAGTCTTTTTTGCCTGATTTCTCCAATGCCTCTTTGATGCGCTTCCAGTTTTCGAGAGTATGTTGATCCATAATTTTATGGCTTAGTGATCTCAACCAGTATCGTTACCCAAGTGTCACTGTTTGGAGCTAGTGATCCCCATGCACCCCAAGAATAGCTGCCCGCTGCTCCAATCCTTTGGAAGGAAGCCGCCAATGACCCATCATTACTCCCGCCTGTTGCGGACTCTATTAAGGCTGCCCCTGAAGGAGGAACCCATAGATTTTTAGGTATAGTGTCATTATCCAAAAAGGCGAGCTGAAGGGCTAATGAATTTGCGGAATAGTTTGAGGAAAGATTGTTATGACTTGGAGTATCGCTTGATCCTGTAACTCTAAGACTATCTCCTTTATACGTGACTCCATTTGTGTTTGTAAAACTATTATCTGCTCTAACGGTAAAAGCTATGGCTTGATCGAAGTTCTGAAGAACAGCTGTCATAGAGAAGGAGTTTATTAACCCATCAGAAGGTGCTGCGAAAATGCCGTAACCTACGTAACTAATGCGATTTCGTTCTATAACACTCAAACCGCTTTCAGGCTGAGCATCAGGTGTTGAGACATCTGAAGACGCCACGAAGAAGAACATGTCCCCAGATTGTACGTTTGGGAAAGACATGCTGTCTCCTTGAGTATTAACATCCCAAGTGTCAACTATCAGCCATTCGCCTGCTGTCAAAAATAATGGAAAGATACTGCCTGGAATCATCGTTCTACCTCAAGAAAAATTGTTTGTGAGTGAGCAAATAATTGAGGGGATTGCTCCGTCCAAGCGGACAACGTAACTCAAGACATCAACAGCACCAGGGTTGGCCGACAGGGCTGGAGTGATACCTCCAGCGAAATCGTAATTGCTTCCGAATGCAAGTGTTCTATTTCCCGTGCCATCCTGAGTAATGAAAATACAACCGGATTGCCCGGCAGTTAAGTTTGTTGGATTGTCAAGTGTTCTGTTTCCGGCGAGCGTTACGCTGTAAAAGTTGTTTTCATTCAAATTGATCGATATGTTGGCTGCATCGGTTAATGCTGTGATACTTCCACGCTGAGCTTTGGTAAATGTTTGATTTTCGTCTTCCTTAACTGTTGCAGCGTCAAACGCTTCGACAGTTACGCCAATATCTGAAGGAGTTAGATACGATCCTGCGCTTCCATTGCTAGCAGCCGTAATCCTTCCTTGCTGGTCTACTGTTATTGCTGCGTTTGTATAGCTTCCTGGTGTTACGGCGGTGTTGTCTAAGTTGAGTGTAATGGATCCGCTAGCGTTAACAGTTGTCAGCCCTGTTCCACCAGTAATAGTGGCTTTTGCTAATGATCCACTGCTAGTACCTACCAAGATCTCGCCATTTGCATAAGTCGTCTGTCCGGTTCCTCCATACGCAACTCCGACCGCAGTTCCTTGCCAAGCACCTGTGGCAATCGTACCGACACTTGTCAGGCTTGATCCGACAATGCCTGCACCCAAGCTCGTAGCGTCTAGAACCCTTGTTCCTGCGATTCGATATTCCTTGTTAATTGTAAGGTCTAAATGTTCAGATGATTCCCAATTTTCTCCACTCTGTAACCACCTAAAGGTTTTGTCCGTGGCTCCCTTAAGTGTTATTCCTCCAAGGTCTGCGGTTGTGTTTGTTGGGCTTGCTACTACGCCAAGCTCAATGTTCTTATCTTCGACCCGAAGATTCTGAGTGTCCAGTGTTGTTGTCGTTCCATTGACAGTCAAATCCCCTGTAATCGTGACCGAACCAGCAAAGCTTCCATCTCCGCTGCTATCAAACTGAATATTGGGGCTAGCAGGTAACGAACCACCAAAAAGCAAAGATCCAGTTGAATTAATCCTAAGCTTCTCTGTTCGGCCTGCTGAAACAACTACGGTATCACTTATTGCTGTTTCGCTTGAATTACCTAGATAGGCTCCAAGAACCGTGTTATTGTTTCCGCTAAAGTAGTATGCAGCGCTGTCCCCCAAAGCGACATTAAATTCTCCTGTTGTGGAAAGCCTTAAAGCTGAAGACCCTACTGCGGTATTGTTGTTCCCTCCAATAAGATCAGCTGCTGTAAACTTGCCGACCCCTACGTTATCAGACCCTGTTGTGCAATCAATAAGAGACGAGTAGCCCACGGAAGTATTTTGAGAACCAGTCAAATTGCTCTTAAGAGCTGATCTTCCGACCGAAGTATTAGTAGACCCTGTCGTGTTCGCTTGCAGAGATTGATGCCCAACCGAAGTGTTATCGCTTCCCTCGGTATTGCTTTGAAGAGATTGTTTTCCGAAGGAAGAGTTCGACGCCCCAGTAGTATTGTTGTCTAAGTTTTCTGTTCCTACACTCGTATTGGTTACAACAGAATTACCGCCACGACCTACGTTAATATTGTTGTATGCTCCAGCAGTAATCTCGCCGTTTGAATGAATAGTTAGGCTAGGAGAAGAAGGCGCTCCAGGGCCTACGGAAACATCGCCTATGACATCCAAATTTCCAGGAACGCTTAAATCGCTTGTAAATTCAACCGCATTGCCCTGCGCGTTGGTTCTAAATATTTGACCTGCCGTGCCAGGAGTAATTGAAATGTTTGGCTGGGTTGAGCTTCCGCCAACCGCCAACGGAGATGTTGCGTTAACCCCAACAAGAAAGCTGCTGATTTCAGACTGCAGCTGAGAAGCATCTACTACACGCCCAGGCGATCCATTAGTAATGTCAGTTGCGCTAGCAAGCTGAACAGTGCCAGTTGTGCTTGGAGTTGCTGTGTTTACTGTTATTGCAGGAGTGAATTGCGTCGAGGAATCTTGATATATGAAAAGCCTTGCTGGGCTTACGCTTGTGTCAAGCCAAGGATCTCCAGGGCTTGCCCCATTTGGCGCAGTGGCGCTAACCCAAATATTGTTAATTTTTCGGACATTTCCGGCAGTGTCTTTGCATGTCAGAAATGGGCCGTCAGCGTTGTAATTGACAGCAATTTCGCCTAGTCCTAGATCGCTAGCGACCGGAAGCCTTTGAGATACACCACTCTTCTTGTGGACAATATCGAGTGCCATTTGCTATAGAGCGAAGATTCTGGTATTGACCATTATGCTGATTCTAGCTGTTACAGCGACTCATCAAACAACAGCTCTCCAAGTATTTTCCCGAGCACTTCAAAGGCCAGTGGAAAGTTTGGCGTGCAAGCCGATAATGCCAGCACTGCTCCACCAGTAAGATTTGCGTAATGCCCAACATTCGTACTTTCATCTCGGTCTTCATTAGGGCCAAGGCTTGTGCCTGCAATAAATCCTTCGCATGAAAGAGTTGTCTTGCTAATATTTTTTACGATAGTCAAGTCACTTAACTGCGTTCCGGTTCTTACTGTGTTAGGTGAAAAAATAACCGTTGCTTCAGTTTCTCCTGTAAAAACAAACCCGTAAACCCTAGACCCGCTAGGAACAGTGCCTATAGTAATTAATCGTTGCAAATCACTGCATTGCGGCTCTTGATCGCGACCCCCGTCAATAAAAACTAATCTTTGTTTTTCCTCGGTCCTCATAATTCTATCTAAACTTGAAGGGTTGGAGACGCCAGAACTCTCTTCTGTTGATTGTGAAATCGTAATTCGACCAATATTGTTACCTGCAGGTCTAAGGTTGTCCTGCGGTGCATTTACACCGGAAATTGGACGCGAAGCGACGAAAATGGCTCCTGTTTCGTCTTCTAAGTTTTGCCCGTAGTTAAAACCAGCGTCCTCTTGGCCCCAGTTTGCGTTTTGAATTTCGCCGCTATTGATAAAAATTTTCTGAGAAAACGCATTAGAGTCCGCATAAAGAGCATTTCTAAAGCCGCCAATCCTATATCTATTTAAATCAGTTCCAGCACCAACACCCTCTGCTACTAAAGAGTTTTCAATTGCGATAATGTTTGCTTTATCTTTGAAAGCATTTATAAAGTTATTATTAGAACCTGATTCGTCAAAAAGAATAGTCAAATCTACAGCAGAAGGCTTGCGGGTTCGAGCCTTGCTGCCAAAAAAAGCGGGTACTGCAGTGACCATAATCAAGCAACCATAGAGGCGGTGAAAACTATGTTGGTTGAAGTTGCAATATAGTATCCGATCAACACGTTTCCTGATAGTCCTTCTGAATTGGTTATTGGGCTCACAAATGTATTAACCACTCCAGACCAGTTGCTTCCATTGATTGAGGTAAATGGCGTAGTAGCTGAGACTCCTCTGGTGACCAAAATAAATCCAGAAGTCCCAGGTACAGCATTCAGCGGTGTTCCTAAATCAATCGCAGCCGTGTTTGCGTTTTGCACAAAAGTAAAGTTTGTTGAATTGTCAAAATTAGTCGCTGAACCGTTTACCCACAGTGCAGGCGTTAGCTTGATAACATCGCTTGGATTTACTGGAGGAATCTGCGCTACTGGAACAAGACCTGTTGCATCCAGGCTTGCAAAACCGTTCGCGACACCTCTTGCGCTGCTTAGTGACGATGGAGTTACAGTTCTGGTTGCATCACTTAGCGCAAGCGTTTCGGCACCAGTAGCAAGCTCAACAATACCTTTGACCGTAGTAGAAGCGTTTTGAATCAGACCAGAACCATCTAGGTCGGGTATCCTCGCCACTGGGATTTTGGCGGTCGAATCCAGATCGCAAAGACCATCTGCCACCCCACGCACAGAGCCGAGATTTTTTGCTGTTAAAGCGTCAACATCGTTTGCACTTGATGGGCTGCTAATTCCTGCAGCATCTGAGTCAGTTGCAAGCTTAACAACACCTCTTTGCGTTTCTGTCGCTTCAGGTAATACGCCATCTGCAAATGTGACGGAACCTTCAACCGTTCCATTAATTAGCACCTCGTTAGTTAACTCTGTACGCTGAGAAGACTGTAAAAGCTGCGTAACATTTAAAGTTTCAAAATCAGTAGGAGTTACCGGGAAATCAGGGTCTCCGGCCAAAGCGCCCAAACCAGCAATTTCACTATTTACAGTTTGGTTGGTGCCAAGGTCCGTAATTACGTTGCCTTGGACTAAAAGGCCATCTTCGTTGAATCCAGTGTTATAGCAGCGACCGCCTAATAAATTCACCGCAAAAAAATCAATTTTATTTTGCTGAGACAATGGTGTTGCTTGATATTTTGGCAACGCTTTTGTGTAGTTTCCATATCCAACAAATTCATAGGCGTGCGCAAAAGCTCTAATAAGGCTTGGTCGGTTAAACTCTAGTGGCCAGTTTGTCCTAGAGTCGATTTTCCCAGAAGGGACAGGGCTGAGGGGATCAGCAGGGTTCCAATCTCTTGATGCTTCTGTATCTTGTTGTTCAAGAATAGTCCCAGAAAGTGTTCCGTTTTCTTGTATTCCAACATTTTGAGCTGTGTAGCCAATGGCTCTCATAAAAGAACTTACGCCTTGGAAATCAGTGCTGCTCCTTACTTGATCAAGAATCAAGGTGTTTGTTGATTGATTTATTCCAAGGTCAGTGCTTGTAGGACTGTTTGACAAGTCGCTATCTAAAACTAACAACGGTCCCGAGGATGTTCTTAAAAGTTCAACACCTCTTTCATCAGGAAGCATTGGTAAGCTTGCCTCAAAGCTTTCAGTGGAGAACGTGCTAAATCTTTTGTTTCTTTTGCTTCGGAACACTCTATTATTTCTTAAAACAGGAGTTCCTACTCTGTAAAAAGTAGAAGAATTGAAAGAAGATGCGCTATCTCCAGGGCGGATAACAATTTTATAAACATCGCTGCCAAAAGAGCTGTGTGAGTCTTTTGAAGTCGAAACAATAAAGACCTCATTTGAATTGTTTGCAGGGTCTAGTTGTTGGTTGAGGGTACTACGGTTTCCTAAGCGTAAAATGTAATTTCCTACAGGTCTGCGAGTTGTTGAGCTACCAGAAACAATCAATGAATATTCACGTTCTTCGGGCTTCCTAGTGTCAGAAAGCCTTCTGATGTAAACACGGTTACCTTCTAAAGTTTGGTTTGAAATGGTTGAGATATTGTTTACGGTAGGGTCGTCAATACCTCCATCAACAACGATTATCTGAGTAGGGGTTGCCGAATTAAAAGGCACAGAGGCCAGCTTTGCACGTACATCAATTGCTTGGTTTGATGAAGCCCCTGGTCCCTCAGTGCGGCTATTATTTTCAATCCAAATATAGTCTCCTTCTTTTAAGCTATACCCGTTGTTAGCGAAAGTTGTCTCTGGGTCAAAAGCAACTTGTAGATTAATAGTTCCTGTTGCACTGTCGTATCCCAAGCTGGATACGTTACCAATTCCGATTCTGCGAATGTTGCTTCCATCTGTTTTTACTTTTAGAGGTCTACGGACACGAAGTGCTTGGAATCCTTTGTCTTGAGCGAACGCACCACCTGTTGTTCCAATACCTCTAAAACCACTGCTAAGTAAAGCTGTGTTGCCAAAATTGCTATTACTATTGGTAATAGTGCATTCTCCGCCTGAAGAAGTCCAGTGATGCACGCTTGAGCCGATAACAAAACAGCTGACCTCTTGCGTTAAAGCGTTATTTGTGACCTTGAAGCCAAAACTTCTATAATCAGTTTCATAGTTTCCAGTAGAAGCAGAAAAGCTTCCAGAGATTCGCGATCTTACATCATTACTATCTGCGTTTATGTACTCACTGTATCCACTACAAGTCTGCCAAGACCCTCCTGTATAAACCTGCCAAGCGTTCATGTCACGCTGAAGCGAAACAATTGTGAACTGGGCTACGACCATTGAGCGCAGTCCTGAGACACCATCGCTTCCGTCGAGATACATGCCGCACATGCCGTAATTGGAGCGCAAGCTGCAATTAAAGACGTACCCAGAACTGCCATTGACAGAATCTGTCGCAGCTGAAACCTGATTGTCAGGGTATTCGGTGGTAATTTGTGTTTCGCCTGGATTTATAACTTCAACGTCAGAAGAAGGAATTCCAAATGCTGTTGCAACTTTTTGATAATATGCGACTAAATCTGACTGAGAGCAAAAAGAAAACGCTTGAAGTAAGTGATGAGACGAAGTATAATTGAGAGAATCTTTAAATGTAAAATTAAAAAAGAACGAACCTCCAGTGGTCTTGAATAAACTGCCTCTGTCGGTTACTGGATTGCCGCCTGCACTTGGCACAGACCTGGGACGTATAACGCTTTTGCGAAGGTCAGCACCAATAATTGAAACTCCTCTTGGGAGAATAATCCCCATGTCGTCAGAGTTAAAAGCTCTTAGGTCTTCTTCAGTAGGCTCATAAGTATTAGGCCACTGGCTCACAGCTAGACCTGTGCTCGGAGTGTTATCAATAACGTATTCGCTGGCCGCGACTCTGATTACAACACGGTCATACAAATCATTTCCAACTCCGCTTTGAACAGACAAGCGAGCTGCTTCGATTAGCCCCCTATTGAGGGTCTTGAAGGGCGCTGACTCCGAGTAGCCGCAAGTAAGCTGTTGATTGCTTAGAGGAGGAGTTACCGTATTGTCTGCGATACCCGCAACAAATTTGTCAGAACCAATTTCTTGGTTAACGTAAAGCGTTGTCGTAGACGTTGAGTCCACTTCTCCGCCAGCAAGACGCAACACCGCGCTGGTGACTTCACCAGCCTGAGTACGGAACGTGTTTTGACTAATGTCAATATTGTCAATAGCTCCAGGCTGACCCGGTGTAACGATTGCCATTTAACCGAATGCTCTTTGTCCCACTTTAGTCATTATACTCCTACTTTTAATGCAATCTCGCCAGATGTCGCGAAGTTAGCAGAACCGACGATGACATCCGTAGCCCTGACGTTAACCGCAATGTTCGTTATCAAAATACTTGTAGCGTAATAAAGCCCACCTCTAGCCAAAACACTGCACGCATCGCTAACTTTTCGCTGCATTAACCAAAATTCCGCTTCAGCCTTCGCGCCACGCTCCGTTAACTGCAGAAGCTGAAGCAAGTAGCTTGCGTCAACAGCCCTGTCGCCGCTAGCGGGCGAATGCCCTACCTCTCCAACTTGGAAATCAAACTTTCCACCACCTGTAATAATACTTTTTACATTTTCGCCAAATTTCTCGCCAACCTGAGTAGTATCAACAGCTGCCCCGTCTAATTCAAGAGACCATTCAGCTAACTCACATTGCAACACCCAAGGAAAACCGTTTACCGCACTCCTTGGAGTAAGGTCCGCGTCATCATACTCAGCAGTGCCTGCAGCAGGGCTTTGATATGAAGGGGCAAAGTCGCAAATACTTTCAAGCGTTACTTCATCTCTAACGTCGCTGAATCTGTAATCTCCGACGCCTGCGACGCATTCGGTTAGAGCATTGTTGTATTCCTCAGTGCCTGCCGCAGCAATTAACAAAAAGTTGAAATCGTACTGAGCTAAGTCCACTTTATTGATAGACCCACCGTTAACAGCAGAGCAATAATCTGTATAGAAGCTAAGCCTGTTCAGGGAATCCCTATAAATAAAATATTCCGCACTTTTGACTCCAATTCCACAGTAAAAATTATCCGAATCTTCTCCTACGCCTCTTTTGTAGAAGAAATCATCATTGCCTGATATGTGAGAACGATTAGGGCCTGTTTCAAGAAATCCTCCTGCATACATTGCAGAGCCGTTTGAGCACTGGCCTGACAAAGGAAGCCCTTCTTGCGAGAAAAGATAGACTTCATCCCCTGACCAGAAATCTTGATTATTTAAAACAAGAGCGTTAATATCGGCCCTGAGGACTGAAGAGCTTACAACAATAGGCAGCGGCGCTTCTCTTCTTAGTCGAACAATTCCATCAATTCCAAGTACCGCCATAGCATTAGAATCCTCCAGTTAAAGGTCCAGAAATCTGGAAACCAACGCTGCAAGAGGTGACCGCACCAACGGAAACGCTGGCAGAAATACTTGTCAAAACTGCAGAACCGCTTAACTGGCTGCCGCCAGCAGAATCCAAAACAAGCTCAATGTTACTCAAAGGTTCTGAAGAATTATTCAAAACATCGTTGAAAAGCGCTGTTGCGCTTGCCTCACCTGGGTCGTACATAATGTCTGCTGTTCCCGTTACACCCCTCAAACCCGAAACGTAGGAACGGTCAAAGGCCCCAATGTTCGTAGTCTCCAACGAGTCTTTTGCAATATTTGCTGACCAAGAGCGCACGCGAGCGACTACAGTCCCCCTCCATCGCAATTGCCCATTACTGCCAGTGCGAACAGCCATGCCTATAAGCCTTTTGATCTATTCTACTCACTGAAGTCAACCATCCAATGTGCCGATTAATTTGACGGTAACTGTTGATCGATCATTGAAAACTGATTGGACTTGAGGAGTTTCTTGCCAACGCCAAGTCACATAGCTTGGGATTTGACTCTGTAAGGCAGCATTCATTCCATCAAAGATTGAAGACGGAAGGGTTAAAGCAGTGCCTGAACCGTATGCAGAGTTAAAACAAACCAAAATCGTTGTTAGCTCTGCATCGTTAGTTGAGAATTCCAAGTCCAAGACAGCATCAAAGGCTTTACTGCCATAAAGCCTGGTCGTTCCAGCCCCGCTTATACTGTTAAAACGCTTGGTTGGGTAATCGCCAACCGTGTAAGTACGCCGAGTCGGTGTAAGTGATGGAAAGAAGACTGCCATTAGTTGATCAGACCCTCCAAGATCCAGTTGCTGTCATTGTCAAAGCCATCGACGATTAGGCTTTCGTCGTTGCTGTTGGTTGGAAAGTGAATAGCTTCAACCTCAATGTTACCGTCTTCATCGAACGAAAGAGATTGAGTTTTGTATGTCTGCACATTCGTGCTTCCACTGTTTATGCAAAACACTGAATTAGAAAAATTCGTTGCACCGCCTTGAACCGACATGGTCGTTTCGGTAATGCTTGTTGACGCACCATCCCAAAGTAATACAGAGTAATTACCGTCAGCCAAAGGTGGCCAAGAAGTAATCGTGCCGTCAGCGGCAATTGCTCCATTCTGCGGTTGATTGAAGGTTGTAGTTTCAAGCCCTAGCTTGAAGACTCCTCCAATATCAAGACTTGCTTGGCTAGGGGTAGTCTTAAATTTGATCGAATGGGTCACAAGCCTGCGAAACTTACATTCCCATTTGCCTCTATCAACTGCGTGCCTTTCGCTTGTGGCAAAATCGCTAATATCAATTGACTCTATAGGAGCAAAATTTTCAACGCCAGCTTCTCTGACTATGACTTCTCTTACGACAGGGAATAAGCCCTTGGACGAGTCTCCAAGATCGGTTCGCTCTTGGCGCCACTTGACGGAAACCCTTGGCGGGATGCGATCCGCAGCGTCAAAATAATTTAACTCAAACGAACCTTCGATAATATTGCCTGAGGTGAAAAGTTGCGTTATTTTTTCTGACCCTTCAAAGTTGGCTACAGGCTGCAAAGCAAATTTGCCATTTCTTATGACAAGGTCTAGAAGAAAATCAGCAGCTCTTTGAGCGCCCCAAGTCCTGAGATTCTGCTTTTCGGTAATAGCGCCATCAAAAAAATACTTTCTTGAATAATTCCAATCTGCCGCCGAATCAAAACTTACTTTATCAATCTGAGCAGAACTCATTATTTTACCAACCCCGTATCTATCGTTCGTAAAGAGATCGTATAGCACGTTGGGGAACATGCTTGTGGAGGTAACGCCTTTGTTGACGTAAACGCTAAACTGCTGAAGGTTTTTTACCTCCTCGCTGCTTTTGATGTTTAGACCTACAATTGCTGAAGCAAAATACTTTGGGACTATAGGGCTAGTTGAAACGTTGTTCACGTAAACAATTTCATGCTCAGGCTGAGTGGCACTACTTGTAACCTCGTTGTAAATAAAAGCCTCAGCAATTTTCGCGTAAGAATCAACATAGTAAGGGCTGTCTTCTCTGTTATCCGCCAGTTGGTTGCCGTCTTTTGGATAAAAAACTGATACTCCAAAGCTGTCGACACTTCGCGGAATGATTTCTCCAGAGAATTCGATC